TATTATCTTGACAGGATTTGATTGTCGTGTTATAATATATTTTATAGTCAAATTAGGAAATTAAATGAGTAATTCAGAACCAACTGTGTCAACCGATTTCTACACAAATGTCCGATCATGGGGCAATCACATTCTTTATCGTGGTGTGAAGAATGGTAAACGTATCAAAATGAAGATAGATTATGAACCATCTTTGTATATTCTATCAAACAAACCCACCCAATTCAAAACATTAAAAGACGAGTATCTTGAAAAGAAGACATTCGATGGTATGCGTGAAGCCAAAGATTATGTTAAACAATTTGAAGGCGTTTCTAATGCTTCACCAATATATGGTAATACTCGTTTTGAGTATGCTTTTATTGGTGAACACCACAGAAATATGTCTGATTGGGACCAAGATAAAGTTGTTATTGGTGTAATCGATATTGAAGTTGGTTCTGAAAATGGATTCCCTGATCCTTATAAAGCAAATGAACCAATTACAGCTATAGCTATAACATATGTCAATGATGGTACATATGTGTTTGGTTGTGGTGATTATACCACCCAAGGTGAAGAAATCTATATCAAATGTCAAGATGAATATACATTATGTAAGAAATTTCTAGAAGTTTGGATGATTAAATGTCCAGATATTATTACTGGTTGGAATACCAAATTCTTTGATATACCATACATCATCAATAGATTTAATAAAATTCTTGGTGAACCATTAACCAAGAAATTATCTCCGTGGAATAGCATACAAGAAAGAACTGTCCAAGCCATGGGTAGAACTCAAATCGCATATGATATTATGGGTGTTTCTTCTTTAGATTATATGGAATTGTTTAGATGGTATGCTCCTGGCGGCAAATCACAAGAATCGTATCGACTCGACAACATAGCAAATGTTGTTATTGGTGAAAGTAAATTGTCTTATGAAGAATTTGATAACTTACACCAATTATATCGTTTGAACTATCAAAAGTTTATTGAATATAACATACAAGACGTTAAACTAATTTTGATGATGGAAGAAAAGTTGAAACTGTTGGAGTTAGCAATAACTCTTGCATTTGATACAAAATCAAACTTTGAGGATGTGTTTAAACAAACCCGCATGTGGGACTCAATGACATATTCCTATCTGTTAAATAAAGATATTATTGTACCTCCAAATGTACATAAAGAGAAAGGTGATTTTGAAGGTGCATATGTTAAAGATCCGCAAGTAGGTAAACATGATTGGGTGGCTTCATTTGATTTAAACTCACTTTATCCGCATATTATGATTCAGTACAACATTTCACCGGAAACTTTAATTGAAGTTGCTGATTACACACCAGAAATGCGAGATATTGTTTCTGTTTGTCATATTGAAAGGTTGTTATATAAAGAGATTGATACATCTAAATTAAAAGGTGTTACATTTGCACCTAATGGGCAATTCTTTAGAACTGATGTACAGGGTTTTCTACCAAAAATGGTGGAAGATATGTATGTTCATCGTAGTAATTATAAGAACATCATGTTGGCAACGGAAAGTGAATATCAACTTGAAACTGATCCAACCAAACGATTTGAGTTAGAAAAGAAGATTGCCCGATATAACAATCTACAACGTGCCAAGAAAGAATCATTGGTATCAGCTTATGGTGCTACGGGTTCAGAATACTTTAGATTTTTTGATCTGCGATTGGCATCAGCAGTTACATCAGCTGGACAATTATCTATTCGTTGGATTGCCAATAAGATTAATGAATATATGAATACATTGTTGAAGTCTACTGATGTTGATTATGTAATTTATATGGATACGGATTCGGTATATTTAAGATTATCTGAATTGGTTGATAAAGTTTATGGTGTTAATGGTACAATATCTATGCCGACTAGTAAAGTTATTGATTTTATGGATAAGGTATGTGAAGATAGATTACAACCATTCATTGATAAATCGTATCAAGAGTTGGCTGATTATATGAACGCATATAGTCAAAAGATGGTGATGAAACGTGAAGCATTAGCTAATAAGGGTATCTGGACTGCTAAAAAACGATATATTCTTAAAGTGTATAATAATGAGGGTGTTCAGTACAAAGAACCTAAAGTCAAAGTTACTGGATTAGAAATGGTTAAATCATCAACACCATCAGCTATTCGTGAAACAATGAAAAAGTCCATTGATATCATGTTAAGTGGTACCGAAGAAGATGTTCAGAAATTTATTAGTGATTTTAAAGAACGATTCTTTAAGTTGCCTCCTGAAGAAATATCATTTCCAAGAGGTGTAAATGGCTTAGCAAAATATGCAGATTCATTATCGATATATAAATCTAAAACACCAATACATGTAAAAGGTGCCATATTATATAATTTATATTTAAAACAATTAGGATTGGATAAGAAATATCCATATATCCAAGAAGGTGAAAAATTAAAGTTTACATATTTAAAAATGCCAAATCCAATAAAGGATACAGTTATATCTTATCCTGGTAGATTACCCACAGAGTTTGGTTTAGATAAATTTGTAGATTATAACATGCAATATCAAAAGACTTTTATTGATCCGATTAAAGTCATATTAGATTGTATGGGTTGGAAGACCGAAAAAGCAAGTACGTTAGATGATTTCTTCTCTTAATACAGGACTATACAATGAGTATACTTGACAAAATCAAGAAAAATAGCACAATCAAAGAATCAGCAATTCTTTCAAAATCAAAATTCTTTACCGAAAAAGACATGATATCAACAGCAGTTCCTATCATTAATGTCGCATTATCAGGTAAATTAGATGGTGGTTTAACTCCAGGTCTTACAATGTGGGCAGGTCCAAGTAAGCATTTTAAAACAGCATTTTCATTATTGATGGCCAAATCATATCTGGACAAATATCCAGATGCTGCATTATTATTCTATGATTCAGAATTTGGTTCACCACAATCATATTTCCAATCATTCGGCATTGATACCGATAGAGTTGTTCATACACCATTAACAGATATTGAACAGTTGAAGTTTGATATCATGAAACAATTACAAGGTGTAGAACGAGGAGACCATTTAATTATTCTTATTGATTCTATTGGTAATCTAGCTTCCAAGAAAGAAGTTGATGATGCATTAGATGGTAAATCTGTGGCTGATATGTCCCGTGCCAAACAAGTTAAATCATTGTTTCGTATGGTAACACCACATTTAAACTTAAAAGATATTCCAATGGTAGTTGTTAATCATACTTATAAAGAAATTGGTATGTTTCCTAAAGATGTGGTTGGTGGTGGTACTGGAAGCTACTATTCCGCAGACAATATCTTCATCCTAGGTCGTCAACAGGAGAAAGAAGGTACGGAAGTGGTTGGATATAACTTTATTATTAATGTAGAGAAATCAAGATATGTTAGAGAAAAATCTAAAATACCAATTAGTGTTTCTTTTGCTGGTGGAATTAGTAGATGGTCTGGATTATTAGATGTTGCTTTGTTATCTGGTCATGTTGTTAAACCATCAAATGGTTGGTATTCTAAAGTAGATGTGGCCACAGGTGAAGTATCTGAAAAGAAGTTTAGATTTAAAGATACTGAAACCAAAGAGTTCTGGTCAGATGTTTTGAACAATGAATCATTTAAAACTTTTGTTCAAGAGAAATACAAAGTTGCATCGGATGAAATTATGCAAGATGGCTTTGAAGACTTATTCGATGGGTGTTAAAATGAATGAAGATATAGATTACAAATATTCTTTTCCTGAAAATGATCCGGAACATATTCATATAGAATTATTAACTGGTCCATATGTTGATGTTGTTTTTAAATATGATAGAGTAAAATTTGTTGAAGAAAATGAAGAAATGTATTTACAATTCTCATATAATGTGATACAATATGGAATCTTTACAAATCTAGAGTCCGACTTACAATTTAAGAATTATATCGGAGATTTGTTAACAGAAATTATGTCAAAAAATATGGACCAGGAATTAGTAGATGAATCTAGAATTAGTAATACTGAAGAACTTAATATACAATGAAGAATATTTGCGCAAGGTATTACCATTCTTAAAGACTGAATATTTTCCAAATAGAACTGAGAAAACCATATTCAATGAAATTATAGACTTTACCGGAAAATATAATAATTCACCAACAACAGAATCACTTAAGATTGCTGTTGGTGAACTTAATATAACACAAGATGAAGTAGATACCGTTAATGCATATATTAGAGAAATAGAAGCCAATAAATCTGATTCAACTAAATTAGAATGGCTTATTGATAAAACTGAAGAATTTTGTCAAGAAAAATCAATCTATAATGCAGTATTAGGTTCTATTTCAATATTAGATGGTGCAGATAAAACAAATGATAAAGGTGCAATACCAAAGATATTATCAGATGCTTTATCAGTATCCTTTGATAATTCAGTTGGCCATGATTATCTTGAAGATGCTACTGCAAGATATGAATATTATCATAGAAAAGAAAGCAAGATACCATTTGATTTAGATTACTTCAATAAGATTACAAAAGGAGGTTTATCAACAAAAACACTTAATGTAATCTTAGCTGGAACTGGTGTTGGTAAAAGTTTGTTTATGTGTCATGTTGCTGCATCATGTATGGCTCAAG